TCATGTGCCGATAAGTCCATGCTTTCGCATCGCAATCAAGATCATTTCGACGCAGGCACGACTTTCGACATCAATCGTCGCGCCGCCGCTCGGCACGGCGATTGCGGAACCCCGCGCGCCGACTACCTGCTGCCCGTCGACAAGGACGCGCGCCGCGCGCACGTCGCCGCGTCGCCAGCCGGCGCCGTCGTGAACCGCCTCCTGCCCGCTCGCCGGGTGCCATGCGCGCAAGCCGGCACGCGGTGCCACGAACCGCCAGCCGCTCGCGGTCCAGCCTGCAATCGCGCCGGCATGGCCCGTCCAGTCGCCGGTCGGCGCCGCGCCGACGATCCAGCATTGCCCCGGTTGCGGCGCGCCGGGCGGGGCGTCGCGCCCCACCTCCTCCACCACCGCCTGCACCGCGATGTCGAGCAGCGCGAGCGCCTCGTTGTGCCACAGTTCCTTCTGCGCCTGCCCGGGCGCCAGCAACGGCAATCCCAACCGTGCGCTATCCTCCTCGGTCATCGTCCGTCTCCCTCGATCACACCCTCGACCGCGCCCGACGCCGCCAGCGTTCCCAGCTGCCGCACCGCGACCCGTGTCGCGCCGTCGCGCAGCATCGCCGACGGCAGCACCAGCTGCGGCGCGTCGCTGGTCACCACGCGCGGCGGATCGCCGCCCTCGAGCGTCACGGCATACAGCTCGCGCTCCTCGCCCAGCGGCGCATCCATGCCGTCGACCCAGCGCCACCCCAGCCGGCTGCACCGCACCCAGCGCAGCGCAGCTCCACCGTCCGCCGTCCGCGCCGCGCGCAGCCGCACCGGCGCCGGCGGCGCGACCGAGGCGCCGGTGACGACCGCCGACGCAGCCACCGGCTCGGCATCGCCGATCCCGCTCGCCAGCAACCGGATCGTGTCCCCGGCCCGCGCGCGCGGCACCGCGATCGCCGCCACGCCTTCCGCCTCGACCAGCGCGAACGCCGCCCCCGCCGGATGCGCACCGGCCGCGGTCCCGCGTCGCCCGCGCAACAGCGTCGACACGCGCCAGCGCCGTGGCGCCACCTCCACCGCATCGCGGAACTGGATCAGCTCCGTGCCGAGCAACGCCAGGTTCGCGCCGCGGTCCAGCGCGGCATCGTCGACCGACACCAGCACCATGTCCGCATGCGCCAGTACCAGCTCGATCGCGGACGCCCGGTCGACCAGCCACGCGCCGCGCGCCGCGACCGGCATGGCCGTCACGCCGATGATCGCCGGCGCCGCGGTCGTCCCTGCCGCCTCCCAGGTCGCGCCGCCGTCCAGGCTCATCATCAGCGCGGCCGCGCGCCAGCCCGGCGCGTCACCGCTCGCCAGCACCGCGATCCGCATCGTGTCCGCGCGCGTGTCGTCCAGCGGCGGCAGCTCGGCGGCGACCAGCCGCGTCGCCGCCACCGCGCGATCGGGGGCCGGCAGCACCTGCCCGGCGTCGGCCGGCAGCGCGATCGTCGCGGCGGCGGGCGGGGTCAGGTCGAGCACCACGCCGCGCCCGGTCTGCTCCGCACGCGTCACCCGCCAGGCCGCGTCGCCTTCGCCCAACCGCACCGCATCGCCCGGCGCGATCGCCGCCGCGCTGGCGTCCAATGTCACCCGCCGCGTCACCCGCCCGCGTTCCGCCTGCTTCAGCAACGCCTGCGCCAGCCCGCGCGCCGCCGCCGCCTCCAGCGCCACCGCCATGTCATGCGCGGTCTCGCGCCAGCCGCCGCCGCCCGGTCGCGTGGCCTGCTGCACCCCGACCTGATAATCGCGCGCCGGGTCGTAGCATGACAATGTCACCCGCCGCGGCACCGTCTCGATCGACTGCCGCCGCTCGCTGACCGCCGCATCCGCGTCGACCGCCACCACCACTCGCGGCGCCTCCGCCAGGTGCAGCGCACCGCGCTCCGGCACCCACCACGCCCCCGCGATCGTCGCCAGCGTCTCCAGCGCCGCGGCTGCACTCTCGCCACCCGCCGCATAGCCCGGCAGCACCGCCGCCGGCCCCGTGCCGACCACTGCGCCGCCGCCCAGCGCCGCCGCGACCGTGCCGATCGTCGGCGGCACGGCATCGCCGATCACCTCGAAGCTGAGCGACGGGATGCGGTTCCCGAACTCGCCCAGCGGCAAATTCTCGAACACCGCATAGGCAAGGCCCCGATAGGCGGGCGCTTGCGGCTCCAATGCGGCGATCAGCGGGTCGGCCTCCTGTTCCTCGCTGCCGGCGTGGAGCCGGAACCCGGTCGGCACCTTCCAGTCGCCCGCCGCCCCGCGCAGCAGCTTGCCCTCGGCCCAGATCCGCCCCACCCCGGCGATCGGCCGCGCCGACAGCGCCACCGCGAAGGACGCGGCATAGCTGTAGCCGGTCGTGCCCGGCCGCCCCTTGCCCCCGCGGGTCGTGCTGCGCGTCTCGATCAGCTCGGTCGCCCAGATCACGCAGCCGGCGACCCGCATCGTCCCGAACACCTTCGGGATCACCGTGCCATAGGACGAGGTCTGTACCTTCAGGTCGGATAGCCGCGGTCCCTGCCGCGTCTTCGGCGCCAGGACACTGCGATCGACCGCCTGCCCCAGCACGCCGCCGAGCGCCGCGCCCACCGGCCCGCCGATCGCGCCGCCGACCGTCGTCAGCACCAATGTCGCCATGTCAGTCCCCCTCCGCTATCCGCAGCCCCCTTGGCCGCCCCGTCCAGCGCCACGCCCCATCGACCGGCCACGGCACCGCTCCCGGCCGCGCGACCACCCGCCGCGCCTGCGCATCGGCGTGGACGATCCCGTCGTGTCCGCGCACCACCAGATGCAGCTGCGCCGCCGAAATGCGGCACAACAGCACGTCTCCGGCCATGCTCCCGTCGCAGGGTCGCACCCCGCCCTGAACCGCGCACGGCACCGCGCCCGGCGGCACGCACCCGCTGGCGAGCGCATAGGCACGCGGCAACATCACCTCCGCCCCCGCCCGCTCCAGCGCGACCGCCACGACGCCGACGCAATCCAGCCCCAGCGCCGGATCGCGCCCCTGCGGGCGGAACCGCACTCCCACCAGTTCCAGTGCGGCGGCGAGCACCCGCTCGCCAGCCGTCACGCCCCCGGATACCGCGTCAGCAGGTCGATGCCGGGCAGGTGCGGTTCGCCGCGAAAGTTCGCGACATTGCCGAACCGCCCCGCGCACGTCGCCAGCCGCCGGTCGCACCCCTCGACCACCGCCACCAGCGTCCCCGCCGCCACCGCGAACGCCGGTGGCGCGCGCAGCGTCAGCACCGCACCGTCCGAGCGCTCCACCGCGCTCGCCAGCCCGGCGTTCGCGCCGCCGAACCACCGCAGCACGCCCTCGCCATACGCATCCGCCACCGGCTCGGTACGGTCGAGCGTCACCCGCTCACCCTCCCACGCGACGACCCGCGCGAAGCGTCGCCGCCCCGCCATCGCCACCCGGCAGCGTGCATCGCCCAGCGTGGCGCGGCACGCCGCCGAGGTCGCCTCGCTCACCGGCCGCTCCAGCATCGCCTGCACCCCGCGCAATTCGGCGGTGAAGCCGTCCGCACCCAGCTCGACCGCGCCGATCCGCCCCTCGCCCAGCGGCACCACGCCGCGCGCCGGATCGCTCCAGTCGACCGCCAGCATCGCGACGCGCGCCCCGTCCCAGCGCCCGGCGATCAGGTCGGCGCGCCGGAACGCGCCCTCCCCCAGCGCGCCGGTCACCTCCATCGTGTCGGCGTCCAGCCCCTCGGCGCGCACCACGGCGGAGGGCGTCACCCCCGGCGCGGCGCGATAGCTGACGCCGTCCACCGCCAGGTCGCGGTCGTGATCGGTCAGCGCCACCATCACCCCGTCGCGCCGCTCGACCCGCCAGCACAACGCCTGCGTCAACAGCCGGTCGCTCATGCCTCGCGCACCTCGATCAGCGGGACCGACGGCGCCGCGCCCGCCAGATGCGTCGCGCGCGTCACGCTCAGCTGGTCCTCGGCGAAGCGCACCGGCACGTCGAAGTCGAACGACGCCGTCACCGCCGTGCCCTTCGCCGGTGCCGCGTCCAGCGTCACCACCCCGCCGGGCGCCAGCGTGAACGCACCCGTCGCCGTGCCGCCGACGGCCACGCGCACGCTTCCAGACACCGGCCGCGTGATCCGCCGCACCGCCTGCCCGTAGCGCCGCACCAGCGCGAAGGTCCGCGTGGCACCGTCGCCGGTCCCGATCGCCTCGCCGACGCCACGCCAGTCGAACGGATCGCGCAACCGGAACCCGCGCGCCGCCCCCATCCGCGCGCGGAAAAAGGCGAGCAGCGTCGCGACATCCGCCTCGCTGCGCACCCCCGGCCCCACGTCGTAGCGGGTGCGCGCCTCCGCCCAGGCGACGCTGCGCGTCTCGCGACCGCCCGCGCTGGTCGTCACGCCGGTCGAAAAGGTCGGCGTCACCTCCGCCTCGCGACCGAGCGCCAGCGGGAACATCACGTCGTCGAACGCCTCCACCGCGCCCTCCTCCTGCCAATAGACCAGCCCGTCGCGCAGCACCTGCGGCAGCGCCCACAGGTACACGCGCGGCACCCCGCGCGCCTGCGCCGCCCCTGCGGCGGCGACGATCGCGCGCCACTGCCCGCGCTGCTCGGGCCGCAGCACGAACCCGGAGAGATAATCCTGCGCCCCCGCCGGATAGCCGAGCCGCAGCGTCGCCGCCGCCGCGCCGCGTGCGCTCGACGCGGTGTCGCCCTCGGTCACCCAGTCGTAATCCTCGAGCTGGAGCACGTCGAACGCCGGCGCCGCCCAGCCGAGCGGCATGTTCATCCGCTTCGCCTCGGGCGCCGCGGCGTCGAGCACGGTCGGCAGGTACGTGAGCAGATACGTCGTGCACCCCGGCGCCGCCGCCTTGACCGCCGCCGCCAGCGCCGCGGTCGACGCCGCCAGCGCCGCGCCCGCGCGGTCGAGCGTCGCGCGCTGCGCGGCATCCAGCGTGGCCCGCACGCTCGGCACCGCGACCGGCGCGAACGCCGCCACGGCGCTGTCGTCATAGATGCATGGCCGCGCGCCCTCGGGGGTCACCCACCACCACGGCTCGCCGATCTGGAAGTGCGGCGCCAGCCCCGCCGCCTGCCCGATCGCGACGAAGGCGCGCGCGACGCCGTGCAGATACGCCATCGCCGCGACGTTGCTCGGCGACAGCAGGGTCGAGGGCGGCACCCACCCGGTCAGCGCCGGGCTTCCGTCGGCCGCGCGCTGCTTCCACCCCGCCGGGCAATGCGCGTCGAACAGTTCGTAGGACAGCGACCAGATCAGGTCGTAGCCCAGCACCTTCGCCCGCGCCGCGAAATCGCGGTGCCACGCCGCGCATGCGACGTTCAGCGCGCCCTCCACCACGCCGCCGCGCAGGCGGAAATAGTGGCTCATGCCCACATAATGGACGATCGCGCCGCGATACCCGAGCTGGAGCGCATTGCGCAGCAACCGCGCGGGCGTCAGGTGGTAGCTGTCGTCATAGCCGCTGGCGATGCGCACGTCGTGCTCCGGCAGCACGACGTCGCCGATCGCGATCACCGCCCCCGCGCCGGTGCAGGCGATCTCGCTCACCTCCACCCACGCCTCGACCGGCGCCGGCAGCGCCCCGCCCGCCGCATCGTAGCCGGGCGCGACCAGCGACACGAACATCCGCTCGACATCCCCCGCCCACACGGGATCGCGCTCGCCCGGCAACAGGAACCCGCCGTCGACGCTTGCAAAGTCGATCGCCACCCGCGCATCCTGCGGCGTACCGGTCGCGTAATTCCACAACCGCACGTACCAGGCGCGCGCGTTCCCGTCCGCGTCGCGGCCCTCGATCGTCAGCACCGGCCCGTTGACCGCATCGAGCGCCAGCACCCCCGCCGACCGCCACCGGAACGAGAGCCGGCAGCGCCGGTAATCGCGCGCGGTCTCGTAGCGCAGCAGCGGATGATCGTGCCGGTCCTCGCTTTCCCAGATCAGCCCGGCGAGATCGTCGCGACGGTAGAATACCGCATCGACGCGCAGCGCATCCGCCGCGGTCGTCGTCACCGCCGCCATCATCGGCCGCGGGAAGTTCACCGTCCAGTAAACGGGGTCGAAGCGCGTCAGAACCCCCGCGTCCTGTTGGCCACGCGCCGCCGTCAACCAATGCCCCATCACTCGGCCTCCGTCAGCGCGGCACGGACCGCACGCGCCACCTGCCGGCTCGATCGCGCCATCGCCTCGGGCGCGCCGGCAGTGCCGGCATTAATCGTGATCGCCACCCGCACGTCGCGGGCGCCGCCGCCGCTTCCCGGCACCGCCACGTGTCCGCTGGTGGTCGGCACGAACACCTCCGGCCCGCGTTCGCCGACCAGATAGGCGCGTCCCGGGCTCACCGGCCCGCCGGTCGCCCGCCCCGGCAAGCCGAGCAACCCGGTCAGCAGGCCGGCCAGCCCGCCCGCCCCCAGCAGGCCGCCCCCGCCGCCCGCCGCGCCGCCGCTGCCCAGCACGTGCCCGATCCCCTGTCGCAGCGCCGCCGCCGCGATCTCCCCCATCGCCGACAGCGCGACCGCCTTCAGGTCGTCGAACCCCAGTTTGCCGGTCCGCACCGCACGCGCCAGCGCGGTCTCCACCGCACGCCCGGCGCGCTCCGCACCGTTCCCCAGCCCGCTCTCCAGCGTGGCGCGCATCGCCGCCACGTCGCGCGCGAACCCGCCGGTGTCGGCGCGCACGCCGATCACCAGCCGCTCGATCTCGTCATCCATCGGGAAAAGCCTCCTGCATCGCCGCGATCGTCGCGGCATCGGGGGGCGGTGTCGCCGCGGGCACGCACGCCTGCACCAGCGTGGCCAGTTCCACCGGGGTCGCCCGCCAGAACTCGTCCGCGCGCCACCCGAACACCGCCCCCGCCAGCCCGGCCAGCCGCCGCGCCGCCTCGGCGAAGGTCGTCACCGCCCCGCCAGGATCTGCGTCAGCAGCACCTTCAGCGCGGGGGTCGCCGCGCTCATGCCGCCTTCCACCACCGCCTCGCCCAGCGCGTCGCGCGTCAGCGCCGCCGGCGCGCCGTGCCGGCAGTGCCAGAACAGCCCCACCAGCTCCGCCAGCGCCAGCCGCCCCGCCGCCGCCCGCTCGACCAGGTCGAACAGCGGCCCCAGCTCCTGCTCCGCCGCCACCAGCGCCGCGAACGTCGGGCGCAGCACCAGCATCTCGCCCGCCACGCGCACCGCCGCCTCCCCCCGAACGGGGTTGGGCACCGCGTTCACGCGCTCACCACCGCGCCGGAGCTTTCCAGCGCGATCGTGTAGCTGCGCTCGCCGTTGTAATCCCCGGCATAGTCCAGCCGCGTGACCAGGAACCGCCCGGTCATCGTCTCGCCGCTCTCGAACGTCAGCCGATAGTCGTCGAGCGTCCCGGCCAGCGCGCTCGCCTTCACGCGCAGCTCCGCCGCCGATCCGGTGAACACCCCCGCCGCCGCGACGCTTACCGACCGCACCCCCGCGCCCGACAGCAATTCGCGCCACCCGCCCGAATCCTTGCTGGTGATCGCCACGGCCTCGCCGTTGACGCTCAGCTGCGTCGTGCGCAGCCCCGCCACCGTCCGGTACGTCACCGGCGTCGCTCCGTCGCCGACCTTCAGCAGGAACGCACTGCCCTTTTCCGCCGCCATCTCAATCCTCCGCCATCATCCGCACCCGCACGTCGACCAGCGCCACCCACCGCCCCGCGCCCACGGTTCCCACACCTTCGTTCAGCAGCGCGCTGCGCACCGGCACCACGTTCACGACCCGCCATCCCGCGACGCCGGGCACCGACAGCAACGCCGCCTCGGCATCCGCCGCCAGCGCCACCGCGCGCGCGCCGCTCTCGCCCTCGTCGCGTATCGCCACCCCGATGCGCAGCTCGCGCCCCGCCCGGTCCTTCGTTCCCCAGTCGCTGGCGCTCCATTCGCGAAGCGTCAGGAACGGCACCGTTCCCTTGGTGCCTGCGCCCTCGAATACCCGCGTCACCGCCACCCGCTCGCGCAACCGCGCCAGCACGCCCGCGCGCATCACTGCCGCCACCACGCCAGCGACGGATCCTCCACCCACCGCCGCTTCAGCCCGCGCGCGCCGACCGTCACGCCGTCGTCGTGCTCCTCCACCTCGGCATCGGGCAGCACGACGCGCAGCCGCGCCACCACCCGCGCGCGCAGTTGCTCGACCGCGCGCTTCATGCGTGCACCGGCTGCGCGAGCCGCACGTCGCGGAACGGCCGCCACAACGCGCTGACCGCGGCGGGCACCGGCGCGCTCCCGGCGCGGTCGCTGAACAGATGCGCCGCCAGCATCGCGACGCCCTGCCTCAGCGGCGCGGGCAACCCCGCCCAGCCGCTCGCCAGCCCGGCGGTGAACGTCACCCGCACCGCCGCCGCGCTCTTCACCCACCCGACGCCCTGCGCATCGATGTCGACCGCAAAGCCCGCCGCGGTGATCGCGCGCACCGGCGCCACCGGCAGCACCTGCCACCCGGCCGCGCCGTCCAGGTCGGCCACCACCTCGCGCACGATCAGCACGCGCCCCGTGAACTGCTCCGCCAGCCCCAGCGCCGCCTCGACGAACGCCAGCGCCAGCGCATCGTCGTCGATCGCCGCCGCCCGCAACTCCGCGCGCACCGCCGCCAGCGCGCGCGCACGATCCTCCGCCCCCAGCGTCACCACGCCGGGCGCCCCTGCCACGATCATCATCGATGTCCTTTCTGTTCCGGTGGGGGGCGCCGCCCTCCCCCTTTACCGTCACCCCGGCGAAGGCCGGGGTCCATCTCTCCGCGCGCGCCTTGTTTGCGGCTCCTGCGCTCCACCCGCCACCGGCAACGCCGTCAGACGGAGGACGGCCTTGCGGCTGCCCCCCGCTGCCCGGCCTTGCCGGGTCCTGCGATTGCCTTGGCAATCGCAGGCTCAGCTTGCGGCGAACCGCAGGACCTTGATCGCCTCGCTGTTCGACACGCACCCGCCGACGCGCTTGGTCGCGTAGAAGGTCACGAACGGCTTGTTGCTGTACGGATCGCGCAGCACGTTCGTTTCCGCACGCTCCGCGATCAAATAGCCCAGCTTGAAATTGCCGAACGCCACCGCATGCGCGCCCGCCGCGATGTCGGGCATGTCCTCGGCCTCGACCACCGGGTAACCGAGCAGCGTCGCGGGCTGCCCCGCCGCCATGCTCGGCTGCCACAGGAACTGCCCGTCGCTGCTCTTGAACTTGCGGATGCGCGCCGCGGTCGTCGCGTTCATCACGAAGGCCGCGCCCTGCCGGTACGGCGCGCGCAACGCCTGGACCAGGTCGATCAGCCGCTCGGCACCGTTGCTGCCGAAATCGCCCGCCGCACCGGTCGGCAGATATTGCAGCGTCCCGAAGCTGCGCGTCGCATCTCCCGCCGCCGCGGTCGGCGCCTGCAGGAAGCCGCGCGGGCGGTTGGTGCCGTTGCCGTTCACGAACGCCGCGCCCTCGGCCTTCGCGAACTCCGCCGCGATCTCGCCGGCCAGCCACGCCTCGACGTCGAACTGCGCATCGTCGAGCATCGCCTGGCTGGCGGAGGGATTGGCATAGAGCTCGCCCATCGGCGGCGCGATCTCGACGAAGGTCGGCGACGCGGTCACCGGCCGCGCATCGGTCTCCGCTGCCCAGCCGGACGGCGTGCCGCCGGTCGTCACCAGCTTGCGATACCCCGCCGACCCGACCTGCACCACGTTGGCGATACTGCGGATCGGGCTGGCGCTTTTCAGCACCGCGTCGATCTGCGCATCGATCTCCTTGGGGATCGCGAAGCCGCCCTGGTCGCCGGTCGCGCCGGTGAACGCCTTCTGCTCGATCACCGCGCCCGACCGCACGAAGCCGTCGAAGGCGCCACCACCCTGCACGCGCGCGCCGTCCAGCACCGGGCGCGCCACCACCGTATCGTTCATGCTCTTCTCCACAGGAAAGGGGTCCCCGCGACCCCTGGAAAATCACAGCCGCGTGATCGCCTCGACGCGCGCGGCGGGCTGCATCGGCACCGCCACCAGGCTCACCTCGATCAGCTCGGCGCGCAGGATCTCGCGCCACGCGCCCTGCCGCACCGCGCGCGCGCGATACCCGACCGACAGGCCCGGCAACGCCCGCGCGCGCACCAGCCGCGCCACCTCCTGGTCGTCGACCTGCGCCGCGACGCGCAGGCCGCGCGCATCCTCGCCGATGTCGATCACCGCCCCCACCGGCGCCCCGCGATGCTGCATCAGCAGCGGCACCGCGCCGGCCCCGGCGAAGGCGCCGCGCCGCATCACGTCGCCCGCGCGATCGACCCGGTCGAACACCGCCGCGTAACCGACGATCCTCATTTCAGCGCGCCGGGCTTCAGCAGGTCCTCGAACCCCAGCCGCATCGCGATCCCCGCCAGCAGCAGCGCCAGCACGATCCGCATCGCCCACGCCCCCAGCGCGCGCCATGCCGAACGTTTCGCATCGCGCCAGGCGCGCAGCAGTTCGCGCAGCTCCGCCACGTCGCCCGCCGCGCCGTCGTCGGCCAGCCCCAGCCGCTTCAGCGCGCGCACCGCGCCCAGTTCGCCCGCCTCCTCCGCGATCGCGCGCAGCGTCGCGATGTCTGCGCCCTCGCCACGCCCCTGCGCCAGCAATTGCGCCAGCACGCTGCCGCCCGCCGCGCTCATGCCCAGTCCACCATCTGCCGCTTCTCGTCGCGAGTGATGAAGTCGGCCGCCGCCACCATCCGCCACAGCCGCTCGCGATCCTCGACCAGCGCCGGCACGCGGTCGAGGTCGATCTGCAACCGCGCCGCCGGGAATGCCTCGGCCAGCCCGTCGCGGATCGCCGACAGGATCGCCCCCGCCAGCGGCAGCACCGTCAGCCGCCACAGCGCCTTGTTCGCCTCCTTGTAATTCGCGTGCGTGCTGTCGCCCGGCAGCCCGAGCAGCATCGGCGGCACCCCGAAACCCAGCGCGATCTCGCGCGCCGCCGCCGCCTTGGTGCCCGCGAAGTCCATGTCGGCGGGCGTCAGGCTCATCGCCTGCCATTTCAGCCCGCCCTCCAGCAGCATCGGCCGCCCGGCGTTGGCCGCCCCCGCGAACCCCTGCTCCATCTCCTCGCGCAGCCGCCGGAACTGGTCGGGGCTCAGCACCGACCCGTCGCCCGCGTCATAGACCAGCGCGCCCGACGGCCGCGCGGCATTGTCGAGCAGCGCCTTGCTCCACGCCGCGGCCGCATTGTGGATCGCGATCGCCGCCGACGCCGCGCCCAGGCAGCCCAGCCCGTAATGATCGTCGACCGGGTTGAAGCGCCGCACATGGATGACGCTCCCCGGATCGAGCCGCGTCGTGCGCACGCCGACGCGGTAGAGATACGCGCCCGGCCACCCGTCCGCGCCCAGCTCGACGCTGACCCGCTCCGGGCGCAGCGCGAACAGCTCGGCGACCTGCCCGTCGCCGTCGCGCAGCACCTGGACGAAGGCGTTGCCGTGCAGCAGCACCTGCGCGCTCACCGCCTCCAGGAACCCGCGCCCCGCCACCAGCGCGCGCAGCCGCGCGTCCGACACGTCCAGCGGCGCGCCCTCGACCGCCTCCGCCACCAGCTTCACCGCGCGCTGCGCGATCGCATTGCCGCAATAGCCGGCGCGCACCTGCGCCTCATAGCCCTGCGGCCACTCCCCGATCGCGCGCGGCACCCCGCCCGCACGCCCCAACGCCGGACGCGCGACCGCGCGCCCGGACTTCCATCCGAACCATGCCATGTCCGATACCTCCGAAGATCGTCCGCGCCCGCTCCGGCCGCGCCGTCATTGCGGGCGTAGCGAAGCAATGAGAAAGGGGGCGCCACACACGCAGCGCACCCGCCCGAACCCTCACATCGTCCGCACCCGCACCTCGCCCTGCTTGTCGAGCATCAGCGCGGTCAGCGCCCAGACGCAGGCGTCCGCGCGGTCCGGCGATCGTCCCGGCCCCTCGTACCCGCCGCCCGCGACCAGCCCGGCCAGTTCGTCCTCCAGCGCCGGAAACGCGCGCGCATGCCACACCCGCCCGCGTTCGTAGAGCGCCGCCACCGGTTCCGCGCGCGCCGCCTTGCCGCGCGTCGCATGGACCAGCCGGATCGGCAGCGACGCCTGCGCCGCGCGCAGCACCTGCTCGACCATCGCGCCGCCCTGGTTCGCCTCGGCGACCACCCGCTCCGCCGACACCCGCGCCGCGCACGCTACCACCGCGTGCGCCCACCGCTCGGGGCTCGCGCCGGTCACGCTGGCATCCTCGATCACATAGCCGTGGCCGTCGCGGCCCAGCCCCGCCGCGACGATCCCGCACGCATCGCCGCCGACCCCGGCCGGCGGATCGACGCCCACCACCACGCGCGTCAGTTCGGGCACCACGCCCGCGCGTTGCCGCTCGATCAGCGCGCGTGGCCACAGCGCGCCCGCCACGTCGTCGATCAGCTCGCCGTCCAGCTCCTGCCGCCCCAGTCGCGTGGCGCCGTAGCTCGCCTCCATCGCGGCGACGAACGCCTCGGGCAGGTGCGCGTTGTCGCGCGTCCGCCCGCGCGTCACCACCGTGCCCGGCGCCGCCCGCACGCGCCGCATCAGCGCGGTCGCACGCGGCGTCGTCGTCACCAGCGCGCGCGGCAACGTGCCCAGCCGCAGCCCCATGGTCAGATTGTCCCACGCCGAGGCATGGCTCCATTTCGCCAGCTCGTCCGCCCAGGCGAAATGGTGCTCCGGCCCGCGCAGTTTCTCCGGCGCCGCCGCCGAATACAGCGTCGCCACCGTGCCGTTCCCGAACCGCACCTCGCCGCTGGTCGGGCGCCACACCACCGCATCGGCGGGGCGCGCCACCGCGACGACCCCGCTCGGCCCCTCGACCATAACCTTGCGCGCATCCTCGACCGTCGCACCGACCAGCGCGATCCGCGCCCCCGGCACCGCGCGCGCCATCGCCCGCACCCATTCCGCCCCCGCGCGCGTCTTCCCGAACCCGCGCCCGGCCTGCATCAGCCACACCCGCCAGTCGCCCGCGGGCGCCAGCTGCCCGGCGTGCGCCCACAATTCCCATGCCGCGTTCAGTTCGGCCGCCGCCTGCGCGCCGACCGTCGCGACCACCCGTTCCCGCTCACGCTCGGTCAGTTGCGCCAGTCCGCCGAGCGCGCGAAGCCCGACGCCGCTCATTCCGCGGCCTTCGCGGCCGAACGCCTGGCCATCGCCTGCACCCGCCGCAGCAGCTCGCGCTCCGCCTTCGCCAGCGGGCTGTTGCGCGTCGCCACCTTGCGCGGCGTCGTCGCGACATCGATCGCCGCGCCCGGGCGCCGCTCCAGCAGCACCAGCGCCGCGGCCACGTCCATCCTGGTGTCGGTATCGCCCAGCACCTGCCGGACCAGCGCCGCCTCCATCCGTTCATAGGCATCGTCCAGCGCCAGCCGCCATCCCGCCCCGAACGCCGTGCTCCGCCGCCGCAGCGCATAGGCGGACCGCGCCGTCTTCCCCGCCGCCGCCGCCGCGCGCGCCACGTCGCCGTCGATCGCGAAATGATCGAGGAACGTGTTGCGGTCGTTGCGCGACCACCGCTGCGACGGCCGGGCCGCCCCCGCTGCCGCACCACTATCCGCCGTATCGCCGCTCCGGACCGGCGCGTCGCTCCCTGCTGCCCGTTCGCCTTGCTGCATCCCGCCCCCCGCCATTGCCGCCGCGTTGTCGCCCCCGCGGGGCCCCACGCCCCAACGCAATCGGGCCGGCGCGACCGGAGCCGAAGCCCCGAGCCGCCCGGCCCGTCTCACATCATCTCGATGTTCCCGTTTTGTACACAAACAGCGTCGCGCTGTCAAGCGCCGATCACGCCGTCGCCCCCCATCACCGTCACAACGGCGACTTGGCACTCGCCAGACTGGCCCGGTCGCGGCGGTCGTGCGCCACGCGGCGCAGCGCCCGCGTGACCGGCCGCTCGAAGGCGAGGTGCAGCACGATCCCCGCGATCACCGACCCGACGATGCTGGCGACCGCGATGACGATCCCCAGCCACACGCCCGACAGCGGCAGCTTCATCGCCACCACGCCCACCACCGGCAGTACGAAGCCATGGATCAGATACAGCGAATAGGATGTCTCCCCCACGAACCGCAGCGCCGCCGACACCGGCCCGGTGCAATACCGCTCCAGCGACAACGCCGCCCACAGCACGATGCACGCCGCCGTGCCGAAGCCGATAGCGCGCGCCCACCACGATTCGAACGGCCCCACGGCCAGATACACGCCGCCCGCGATCAGCATCGCCACCGCCGCCGCCGCCGGCACCACCGGCAGCCTGCGGTCGAGGTACAGCCGGCCCAGGATCATCCCGCCGGCGAATTCCAGCAGCATCGGGGAGAGCAGGACGGTCGGCGCCGGCCAGTCCTCGCGTCGCCACAGCCCCGCCACGGTCAGCGCGATCAGGACCGGCACCACGAATCGTACCGGATCGCGTCGCGCTTTCAGCGCCGCCGCGAACAGCACGTAGAACAGCAGTTCGAACGACAGCGTCCAGCCGACGACGACCACGGGGAACACGTCCCCCGCGGCGTTGCGCGCCGGGATCAGGAAGAAGGACGCGATGATGTTGCTCAGCGGCGGCGCCCCGTTGACCGCGACCCCCGCCGGCACCACCGCCAGCATCGCGAGTTTCAGGACGGTGGCCAGCCAATAGACCGGCAGCAGCCGGATCAGCCGCAGCTCGAGGAACCGCCCGGCCCCCGGCCCTCCCGCCGCGGCGCCCATCTTCTGGCCCGAGATCAGGATGATGAAGCCGCTGATGACGAAGAACAGGTCGACGCCCGCGCCGCCGTTCTCCCAGACATAGGCGACGGCGGCGGACGTCTTGTCGCGCCACAGCACCCCGGCATGATAGGCGACCACCGACAGCGCCGCGACCGCGCGCAGCATCTGGACGGAGGTGAACGTCCCGTCCCGCGCGACGCTGGACCGGATCGCTCCGTCGCCTTCCCGCCCTGCCGCCATCGCTACGCTACTCCCGCCGCGGACCCGTTACACGACCCGACGCGCGGCGTAGCACACGCAACCGCCCGAATTAAATCGCGCAATGCCAACGGCCTGACCATCCCGGGACGGAGCGGGCGATGTTCGGGAGCGGGGATGGAGCGGGTAACGGGAATCGAACCCGTGTATTCAGCTTGGAAGGCTGCTGCACTACCATTGTGCTATACCCGCCGACACCGCAAGAAAGCTGGCTTTTCTCGCCGTGGCTCAGGATTGTTTTGCGATCCTGCTTTGCCGCCGCAGCGAATAGCGCAGCATTCGGGAGCGGTCAATCCGGCGCGCGAACGGGCTGGATCGGGCAAGGGGATTGCCGGATAACCCCTAAAGGACCGTCATCTGAGGTCCGCTTGACGGACACGTCTTCCTAATACGGCAATGCCGTATTTTTTGCTTGATGTACATACGGCATTGCCGTAGCAGGATGCCG